TCCCAATACCATTGCCAATAATATTTTGGTTCTTTTTCTTTTTTTTTCTTACTCTTTGCTTTCAACTTTGGCATTCCTAGTACCTCCTACATATAAACCAAACCAAGCAGCACCTGCACCTACAACAACAGATACAAAAGCTGATTGTGCGTTTGTAGGGTCTGGTAATTGCATAAACCATTCAGTTGTTCTATAAAAAGAAAAACCATAAAGTGTAATTAATAATCGTGGGAATATTCTCCACGCTGTTAATCTTTGTGGTGTAATCATTTTTTCTTAATCAATCCCATTGCACCTTTTCCGGCCTTAATTCCGAAACTTGCCGAGCAGGCTATATATAAAAGGTGTTTATAATAATCCGGCAGTTGCTGGAGTGCAACAAACCCAGCTTCAACATGTTCTGTCATGCCGGGAAAAAATACTAAAACGGCAGGCCCTAAAAGACAAATTAAAATTAGTTCGTCTTTCCACGACCCTTTCATTTGATCGACAGCAGATGCTTCCCATGAAACTTTACCAGCTATTTGGTCTTGTTTTAATTTAGTTGCCGCTTGAACTTCTGTAAGTTTCAATTGTGCCTTCGCTTTTTTTGTTTCTACGAAGCCAGATACTGCTTGCCCGGCAACACCGAGCAAGGGTTTTAATAATAAATTTAACATAAGTTAGATTGCACCAATTACCACGATTACGATTATAGCTACGATACCAGCTTTAATCCAATCCTTCATTGACCAGTCTGACCATTCTTTTAAGTGATTCCATAAATCTTGAAGTAGTTTCATTTCTTTCCTCCTGTTTTTACACGAACATTACCAACTTTGGCTCTGATCTTGTTAGTTTTTTGCATCTCGATGACAAATTCTTTAAAAGTCATATCCTCGATAGCTTTAGTCTTTATGGGTTTTTTCGGTTTCTTTGTATAAGTCATTCAGATAAAATTTAGCTTTATTTAAATCTTGAAAAGGATTACCCTTAACATCGTATCTAAATAAATATTGTACTAACTGAATCCAAAGACCTGCTTGCACAGCATCCATTTTAGATTCCCTTAATTTCGCTTTAATAACATCTAGTAACTCATACCCACCAAACCGATAGTGTGGTGGTTTGTTAACCATATCTTCAGAGGTGTACTTTTCCATCCCACTCTCCATTTCTTTTAAGCACCATTGGAACAATTCTAGGTATGCCGTTATCTACAACTGACAAACTTAAAACTGGTCTCTTCACTATAATACGACTATACTTAAAAGCCAAATGATTTTTATTAATTAAACAACCTGTATTCATTGCCCACATTAATCTCTCTGGACTTGATGTGTAATGGATACACGCTTTTGTATGATAGTGGGCTTGCACAACATTCATTGAAACTGCTGAACATACCTGTAAGACATTAGAGGATTGCTGATGTACAAAATATACAGATCCCATAGGAGTCTGTAATGTTAATGTATTATGCCATGTCCACTTTTTACTTACACCTAACATTTCATTGTAGGGTTTTAATAAACTTTGTGCTAATCCTGCTGTATTTGCTTTGCGAAAAGCCATGCTACCATGATTTGAATCTAGCAATCTCATAGTAGGGAACATTTTCTCTAGTTCCTTTATAACTTTTTTCCCTTCTTCAAGTTCTCTCGCTGGATTATACAATTCAGTTGAAGATTCATGATAACTTGAAGCAGAAAAATCTAGTTCGTCACCCATATTTACGACACAATCTGGCTTAAAAGCCTTATTGCATCCCCTAATAAAGTCTATGCTATTAGGATGATTATAGGGTGCGTGCAAATCTGAAATACAGAGTATACGCTTATATACTTTGTTATCCACCATAATATTTTTGTTCTACCATTGTTCCTCTTGACCATAGAGGAAGTTTTGTTTTATATCAATCAGTAATTTTAATAAAAGTCCAAATAGCACCTAAAATAGTACCAATTACAAGGAAAACTTTAAGTCCACCAAGCCCCATATTAGAGGTTTTATTGAGGTCTCTGATCTGTTTTTGCATAATATTGACATCTTCTCTTATATATTTGACATCAGTTCTTAGTTCAGCAATCTCTTTTTCCCACTCAGCCATTTGGTCTCCTAGTTTAATAATTTATCTGCACGTTTAATAAAAATTGCTAATAATTTTTCTTCACGTTCAAACAACATTTTGATTCTATCTTTTTTAGCATCATCACTTAAACCTCTACTCTCTTCTATTTTTTGAATAGCTTTTCTTATTTGTCTTCTTTTTGACTCTAATGATTTAAGAGCAGGAGATAATCGTAATAGCTGTCTGTTATCAATTTTAGCTTTTCTTGCTTCTGTAAATTGTCTTTCATCTGTTAAATATTCAATAAGATTTTCTGCAATCTTTATTTCATCTCTAATATCAAAGTATGTTTGTTTATTAATAAAAGATGGTTGTGATTTAAAAAACTTACGAACAAATGGAACTCTATTAAGACTTATTTCATCCCAATTTCCAGATAATATTTTTGATCCAAGATCAACTGTATTTAATCCAAACAATCCAGCAGAACCAAATAACTGTGAAGCCATAAAGTCTAATGAATCTGGATGAAAATCTAATGATCCTATTATAGGAAACTCAATGCCAGAACGAACTGGACTACCACCGGTAAGATTATTTAAAGTTTGTGTAATAAATGTTGAAGGTGCTGAGGCATTCCAGTGTGTTTGACTATCTGGTGGCCCTGCATTACCATCAAAAGGATTATCTGGTGGATAAATAGCACGACCAGCATAATCTTCATTCATTACTAATTGAACTGCTGGTTTAACAACAGCAGGTGCAACTATATCAGCAAAATTATTACCAACAGGAACAGGACTGAATGCATCAATAAGACCCATACCTGTTCTTGCAGCGTTCTCTCCTATTGTAATTTCATTTTTTCTAGATCCACCCATGTCTTCTGGCATTGATGAAGACATAGTTTGTCCAACAATAGCTAACCAGTTGTAACCCCACGGCATAGGTAAAGCTACATAAGAAGGCCCTACATCAAATGGATTCATTAAAATTAAATTATGTCCTTTTGTCCAACCATTAATTTTATCGTATTTATTTCTTCCATCTTCATCGTCTTCAGCTAATGCTCTATTAAACATGTCTAAGAAAAAAGATGTAGCAACAATACCCATTGCAATGTTTCTTACCTTTTTACTTCTTCCAATTGCTTGGAATAAACGAAAAGAACCTTGAATAGATGCATTGTAGAATAGGTATAGTGAATTAATAGCACCACCCCATTCACCTTTTCTGTTAAAGTTAACAGTTAAGTTTTTAGCAAGACTTGCTGCTTCCTCAATATTAACTCCAGCATCTAAAGCAGATTGAAAAGCAGAAAGACGAATAGCATTTTCTACTGCTGTGTTTGTTCTAGATATAAATTTAATTAATTTTTTAGCTTTACCTTTAGGGTTTAAATAAAGTTTAGATGCTTTTTCGCTACTTAATTGATTTATATCTTTTTGTATTTCACTTAATAGTACATCTGGTGTTTTCATAGATGTAAAGAAACCTACTTTACCACCAGCAGCAGAATAATTTCTGTAAGAGTCTTCCCAATCACCTTTAGCTTGTGGATCTTTCTCAACTCTTCTTGCTGCTCTTAATGCGTTTCTCCAATTTTTTATTGTATTATTTCTAAAATCAACTGTTTGTTCATCAGATAAATTAATACCAGCAGTTTGAATATCTTTAATTGCGTTTGTTACAATAAATTCTGGACTGAAAGCAGTATTTATAACAGCCAAATACCTTGTTGCATTTGACATTAAATTTAAAAACTTATTACCAGACTCTACGCCTGTATCTTTTAATGCTCTTGCTAAATAATCATTAGTTAAAAGAATTGTTCTTTTTTGACCATCTTCTAAAAACTCAAATTTATGACCGGGATTAGGTCTAATTGTTTTAAATATTCTTTTTTGTTGTCTTAAATCATCGTATTCTTTTTTATCTGCATCAAAAGAATTAATTTGTTCTTCAGTTGGATCAATAATAAACAAGTTGTCATTTACTATTGTTTCATCATTAAAATATTTTTTAGCAAACTCATTAAAAGTTAATGCAACTTTGTTTTTTTCTGCTCTTATAATAGTGTTATTAATTTTAGATACAGCTTGTGCGTATGTGTTAGTAGCTATTCTTGTTTCATCACCTAATGCACCTCTACCTTTTTTAATTTTAGGATCTAGGTCTTTAACTTGGAATCCAGAAGTTCTTTTTACTGTCTGTCTTCTAGGTTTTGTTTCAACTACAGGAACACCACTACCACCCATTTTAGGATTATCTACATCAATATCAAAATCTAAACCTGCTAAAGGTACATAATTTTTAAAATCACCTTTAACAATATTATCGTATTGTTCTTTTGAAATTAAATTACCATCTAATTTAATGTCTAATTCTTGCCTCATTAGAGCATCAATTTTTTCACCTATTTGGTTAAATACTTTTCCATCTGCTCTGCCTTTATAATAATC